TCAGAGCCACCACCACCAGCGCTCCCGCCACCAGAATCACCGCCACCGGCATTGCCTCCTCCGGTATCTCCACCTCCAGCACTTCCACCGCCACCGGCGTCTCCACCGCCACCGGCATCTCCACCTCCAGCGCTTCCACCCCCACCGGCATCTCCACCGCTAGAAGCATCTCCACCTCCAGTGGCGTCCCCACCGGCAGTAGCACCGCCCTGGTCTGTGCCGCCACCAGCTAAAACAGTAGTTATATCTCCTAATGTTCCAAGAACAGTTCCAAGAGTTCCTGTCCCAGTAACCTTCTTAATTATCTCTCCATCCTTGCACCCTTCTGGGTCCATTTCAGTTGTAGTTCCACCAGCACCATCTGCTTTAACAGTAATAAGGATGTTGTTATCACAAAGCTGTGACAAAATTTGTCCCGCTTTAGGAAATTCAGTAGGAGCTTCATCAGGTTTTGTTGTTGTGCCAGACTTTACAGCACCAGTTGGTATAAATGTTCCGTCATAAACAGCATTCCAAACCTGTCCAATCGGATCCCAATACCAATCATTAGCTTCTTCTACTTTCCCTGTCTTTATATCTCCATCTCCACGGGTTGCTCCACCCATAGCATCTTCAGGAACTTCATCCCCAATCTCGTAGTCTCCATCTAATATCCATATATCACCATCAACAGTATCTTCAATAATTACAGAGCCGTCAGGATTTTTACCTATAACAACGTATGTAGGCATTGGAGCGGTTCCTCCAGCATTACCACCTGAAGCAGATCCACTCTGTTGACCACCTCCGCCAGCTTGAGTTCCTGCGCCGCCAGCATCACCACTACCACCACTACCGCCACTACCGCCACTACCGCCACTATCATCGCCACTGCCACCGCCACCACCGGCATCGTCACCACTACCGCCACCGGATTCTCCATCTCCTCCTTGCTGAGTGCCCCCTTCATCTCCACTGCCAACTTCATTGCCACCTTGTTGTTGACCACCACCTCCACCAACATTGGTTATGTCTGGTAATGTAACTCCAACATCTACGGTCATTACTAAGTTGCCATTTTCATCAACTATAAATTGACCTTCTTGGTTAACAGAAGCGCCAGATGCGCCACCTACCGTGCCAGCATCGCCCAAAACAACACCACCAGTTGTATCATCAGCAGTTGTATCTGCAAGAATATCAACTGCGGTAGCAACTGTATTTTCTATTACATCTACAACTTGACTAATTTTATCTGATCTATCTTCGCCAGTAACACTTTCAACAGATTGCTGTCTTTCGATTTCTTTTTCATTTACAGCATTAGCAATATCTGCTTGTTGTCCTGTTACCTCTCCAATGAAGTTTCCATTTTCATCAATTTCATCTGCATGTTCCTCAAGCCATTTTTTGCCTTTTTCGTTTACACCTTCAAAGTCAGCATTAGCTTGTTGCGTTGCTTTATCAACAGCGGCTTGTCCTGTATAGCAAATGCCTCCAGCAAAATAATTACCAGCGCCATTGCAGGCTGTTCGTAATCCTCTAATTTCTGCTCTAGCAATAGCATTTGATGTAGAAGGAGGAGGACCAATACTTCCAGCAGGAGCACCAGTTAATGGGTCAATAGGTCCAGAAACACCAATTGCACCTTGATACCTACTGGTAACACTGTCTGTTTGTTGCTCTGTATATGTCGGACCAGTAAAAGGGTTGTCATCAAAATTTGGATTTAAAGCATCTCCTAAAGTTGTAAAGGTTTGCCCAGAATCAACATAAGCTGGTTGATTAAGATGGGAAAACATACCCTGTCCAGTTGCATTACTACCTTTAGGCATTACTTAGCCCTCAACTTCATTAACTTATCAGCACCACGTATTCCAAATGACGCAGATACCGCAAGAAATAATAAATACTGATACCAATCTGGAAGATTATCCAAAGCAGAAAAACTATTAGAAACGCGCTGAAGAATAGCGGGGTCATCAACAATAACGCTGTAACCCAAACAAAAGAGCGGAACCGCCAATACAAGTGTCCAAAATTCGTCTTTCCAGCTACTAGCGCTAGCTTCTGCCATCTTTTCTTCCCAAGTGGCAGTATTACTAATGACTTGCATCTTTGCTTGATGTTTAGCCTGGGACTGCTCATGTCGATTGTTCATCCATGTCTTTGCAAGTCCCGCTACTGGTCCTAGTAGTGCTTGTAACATTAGTCATCATCCTTCTTGAATCGACCTTTGCTATCACGCTTCTGTTTTTTCTTTGCATAGCTTTGCACCGTATCGGTTTCCCATATACGTATACCAACCCAGATAATAGTAAATAGAGCAGAAATAGGAGGTAGGATGGCAGAGATCGTGCCAATAACAGTGCCGAAGCTAATTACGTCTATTACTTGTTTTGTTGGCTCTTCCATCTTTACTTTCCTGATACCGATGTAATTATAAATGTAATTAGAAGGCCAGCTATACCCACAAGAACCGCAATCCAAAATGACTTAATTAAAGCGTCCTTTGCTTCTTGTTGTGCGTAAACCTCTCTCTGCCTTTGCGCTTGAACTTCTTTCATGCAATTACGGTATTCTTCTACACCTTCATTACCGTATGCATACTTTAACAATGTTATTAACTCTCTCTTTTGAGTTTCTATTCTTTTCTTTGCGGCAAACATCTGTGCCGCTTCTGCTTCTATTGAGTCTGCAAACACCACCTTCTTAAGTGGGTTTGTTCTTTTTTCTTGCCGTTTGTTAGCATACAAAACATCTGATGCATGGCCTTGCCATCTGGCTACTACTGAAAACGTATCCTCAATGGACTTGCCTGCTTCAATAAATGCTTTGACCCCTGCGTATGCTTTCGTAGCCGCCGCCGCCGCTGTAATTGGGTCAATCATTTGTCACCTCATATATAACGTAAGGATCGCAATATGAATTAGGCCAAGGTAAATACCAGGTGTACGTTTGATCTGATTCGCTATCTAGCTCCTTATATTTGCAAATTCTGTAATGCTCTAGCCTTGTCCTACTACCAATAGCCCATGTGTAGGTGTAGGTATCAAGCACAAGATAAAGAATAAGAACCTCCACATAGGATCTTACTCAGGATCTTCCCAATCAGCGCGCTGTCTCACATTAAAACCTTTACTAACCTCAACAGAAATAGTTGCGCCCTCTTCAGCTTCTGGGTCAGGGTCAGGCTCTGTAACTGTCTCCATTATATGTACATACTCATAAGCCGCTAATGACTTTTCGGGTCGCCAGTGGTAAGCAAACCAATCATCCGTAGGAGCCTCTGGGCCTTCTGCCCATCCAGTAACCGCTGTGCCAGTTACATTAATCCATGTCTTGTTCATTAGTTATACACCCATGCTTGGAAGTTAGCGTAAATATAACTGCTATTAGAGTTGTTGCCAGTAAATCCAACAAACTTTTCACCGGGATTTAACACCAGCCTATCTTGATGAAGAAACGCATAGTTGTAGTTGTTGTTGTTTGAGTAAAATGCAAGGTAAACTCCAAACGGGCCGTTATCAAAAGGAGTTATATTAAATGTAGAATTATATGTTTGCCCAAGCTGATTAAAATGAATTGGAAAATTATTATTGCCAGAATAAGTTCTACACCATATATCTTCTGTGGAGTTGGTATCATTAACAATACCTACGCCCAGCCAATGATTTTGCTGACTGTTTGACTCAATTTTAAAAGACTCTTGAGGGTAGCTACTGTTAGATGTTCCTCCTGCATAGGGGATTACAATACGTGCATATTTGCAATTAGTAGGAGCCGTATAAAACACGTATGGCGCAGATGTAGTCCACGTACCTTGATCTGAAGGGCGCACAAATGTATTTACTTTAGTAATACTATTAGGGCTTATTTTAGGACTTAAATCTCCAGCCGCCGTTACTGCTGTTTTAGTTAATGCCATTGTTTTTTCCTCAAGTAATCTCTACGCCCTGAATGTTTACACGGGCCGCAATATCGTAGTTAGCTGGCGTAAGGTTTGTAGTGACAATAGAAATGTCTCCAGTTCTACTTGCTCCTGCTTTGGGAAGAATAGTTCTACCCTGATAGGAGTTATTACCCTTGCTACGCAAACCACTTAATTTAAACTTAAATGTCAACGCATTATTTTCACAGAAATACACATAGGCTTCTGTATCTCCTATAGGAAAACATACATAACCTCCACCTAAATGCTCCATACCCCAAATGTATTCCTGATTATTATTATTAACTGCCGTTTGATGCTCTGAAGTAAACAAACTATAAATACTATTGCTTTGGCTTGTTCCACCTTTTACTTGTGTGCGAGATATATTAGAAGTGTTACCTGTAGCGTCATATTGACCTTTTGTAAATGTCCACAATCCAACACCCCAAGAACTCCATGCTTGACCCCCAACAAAAAGATAAAACTTTTGCTCAGAGTCGTTATATGCTGGAGTTACTTTAGGATAGCCACCACTGTTTACATTGCTAGTAAGCGATACTTGTTTAGCTACGCTGGTATTCCATCCTGACTGAGATTGACCGCCAGTAAGATCGCCATTATCTGTAAGATTTCTTACATAGCAAGTCTGGTTGTATTTATAAAAATAATATAAATCTCCGGTGTGGTCGTAACAAACACCAGCAGAATTATATGTGCTTGCTGTTGCGTAGAATGCTTCAGCTACAGAGTAGGTATTGCCTGTAGAAATACTAGGATCAAACATTTCAATTCTGTTTGAATCAAACCAAAATAGTCTGTTGTTTACATAATCTAAAGCTGGAGCGCCGTAGCTTCTATTAACTATTGTGCTATTGTTGTAATGAGCCTGATATGTTGAATTTGAGTCGACTCTAAAAGTAAGAGTATTAAATACATTCCCATTGATAATTTTTATTCCGTTAATCCTTTGGCTTCCACTGAACGCTTGGTTAATAGCAGTAGTATGGTTTCCATTTAAAAACACTTCGTCTGCTTTAGTTAAGCCTGCTGTTCCTGTTGCAGATGAAATGTTAAAGTTAGAGTCAGTGCCTGAAAAACTAACAATTTGTGTAATGTTGTCGTAATGGTCGTTAGAATTTCCAGAGCCTCTTGGGTTAAAGTCATGAATATCAGTTGTAATTACTTCTCTAGTTCCAGGAACAAGATCAGTGTTTAGCTTCATAGTCATGTTTTGACTAGGAGCAATAATCATTGTTCCTGCCGCATTTTCAAATGTGCCAAGAACCTCAATGTTGTTGTTGTCAATAAACAACTTAGCTTTGTCTGCGGCAATATCATCGCCAGTAACAAACACCTCTCTTACAACAGCGGTCGTACTAGAGTTGTTGTTAATTAGCGTAAACTGATTGTTGTTTGTCATGTCAGCCCCAGTAAAGTTCTGGTTGACTAACTGTTTAATTTCTTCTGCCATTACAATGCTCCTCTAGCATACAAGCCTGCAAATGAAACTCCTGCCGCTGGTGCAGAAAAACTTAATTTGCCGTTGCCATCTGTTGTTAATATCTGATTAGCCGCACCATCTGCATTAGGTAGCTCTAGTGTGTATGTAGCATTTGCAGAGTGTGGTGGGCCTTTGAGTGTTACACCATGACTATTTGCTTCACAGTTAAACCTTATTGCCCCTGCATTTGTATTGCCTCGTAATTCAGTAAAACCTGTTCCAGAAGGGGCTAAATACACATTCCCTGGGACAGTAATGTTTCCTGTAAGCTGTGTAGCCGCAATAGCTAACGCGGCTTGGTGTTGTGTTACAGACGCTTGTGTGATGTTTGCATTTGGGACGTTTGCCCATGTCACATTTTGAGTAAGGTCATTAACCTCTGAGATCGTAGGAATCGTAGCCGCTACATAATCAATAACAGCTTTGTTTGTTGGTATCTGGGTATCGCTACTAGCAAATGTTTCGCTAGATGTTGTTACCATCCCAGCATTAAGATTTGAAAATACAACAGTAGTTAAGTATCCAGCACCAGAATGATCTCCCCATCCATAAGCTGTATTCCAATTAGATATTGCTAAGTTAGCACCTGTTACATTTCCAGAAAATGTTCCGGTAGTTCCTGCAATAGAAGATGTAGCACTGCTACCAATAGGAGTTCCATCAATAGCACCACCGTTAATATCTACATTCCCAGATGTAAATGATGTGTTTGCTATTAAAGCAGTAAATGTGCCTGCGGCTGGAGTTGATCCGCCAATAACTACATTATCTGCTGTACCGCCATCTAAGTTTGCGGTCGTAATTGTTCCAAGATTGCTAATTGTTGCGCCATTAAAATTAACAGTGCCACTAGCAGTCAGGTCTGTAAAAGTACCGGCGGCGGCTGTAGAAGCGCCAATAACTACGTTATCTAATGCGCCGCCATTAAGGTCAATCGTAGTTGCATTAAGGGTCGCAAACGTAGCTGTGCCAGTAAAAGTAGGACTTGCTGTATCGGCCTTTGTAGCAATTGCAGTCGATATAGCATCAAATTCTGTTTCAAACTCTGAGCCGCGAACAACTTTATTACTGTCTCCACCAGGGAGAGTATCTTTTGCCGCAAAGTCTGTAGTCTTGGTGTAGTTAGCCATTACTTACTCCAGCCTAGAAAGAAGAAAGGGGGCCGAAGCCCCCGTACTTATTAGGCAGAAGGTACTGCCAGTACAAATCCAGCTTCAGGACGATATACCTGAACACCATAAAGGGTGTCGGCAGTATACAGAGTAGACAGGTACTCTTGCTTGTACTGAGTCTGAGATCGTACAGCCATCTGCTCAGCCATAATAACTGCTTCACTATGGAAAAGCAGAGCGGCGCGAGTGTCAGCACTGCCAGCAGTATTATCAGCGGCGGCTTCAATTGTTCGGCAATTTGCAGAAACGTAAACATCTACGCCATACAAGTTACCAATCAAGCCATTGTTGACTGTACCACCTGATACAAAGTCAGATGACACATACCGATCAATTCCCATAATCGCGTTGCGCGTTGCGGGTGGAATAATCAGATTACGACCTTCCATTGGTACGTTGTTGTCATCCATCTTCTGAATCATGTCGCGGAAAAATGCATCCGTAAAATCATCAGAACCTACCAAAGTATCATCAGTGTACTGAGTGGTAGTGCCATTGTCGTTAAAGAAACAACCAGTGTGCTGATAGTCAGTAGGGGCAGGGCTGAATACAACAGCACCACCATCACCAAAACCAGTACCAGCCGCATGAAGGTCATTATCAACCTGTACAGCCAAAGCATAACCCGCATCTTCAGTATAGAACTGACGCAGTGAGTTAAGAGCCTGTACTTCAACAATGTCCTCAATCAGACGCGAATACTCAAAGTGCCGATTAATAGTAATCTGCAACTCTGATTCTGTGTTCGCAATGATTGTTACCGCAGTATCAGCCGCTTTAGCATTGGCATCACCACGAGTGGGCTTAGGAACATGAATAACATCACCCTTCTTGCCTGTCATAGAAAGACGCTTGACAAGAGGAGCCATCTTCAAGTTCTTTTGATAAGAAGCAATAATTTCATCCGACCAGATTTCTGGTACAAATGTTGCCGCTTCTGTTAGTGCGGTATTACCAGCCGCGCCTGGATATGTTGCTGTAGCCATGAGTTATCTCCCGTAAAGGCTAAACAACCCGACCTTCCTCATACGCCTTCAAGAATTCACCTGATCTTGCTTTGTACTTGTCGGGTTCATTTATCATCATGTTAATAATGTCAGATCGACGATAAACATTTTTGCGAACCCCTGCATTACTACCTCTAGCACTACCAGTTGATGCAGATTTTACTGCGCGACTGCGTTGAGTTTTTTCAGCCTCTACAGTCTGAGCGACCATGGTTGCCCTTTCTTTATACAAAGAAAACAGCTCATTTGCCGCTTCTACATCATATGAATAATGTGCCTGTGCCGCTAATTTAGTTCTGATTGGAGATTGCTCTACCCATTCTGCAAACTTTGGATCATCCAAAATCTGCTCCATATCTGGATGCTGAGTTTGGAGTTGATTTAACGCCGCTTGCTTCCTGTAGTTATCTGTAATCTCTTCAGCTTCTTTAATCTTAGGATGGTTATTTATCCTATGATCTACAGCTTTTGCAGGATCTACAAAAAAATCTACTTCTTCAGTTTCGTCCACCTTTTCCTGTTGAGGTGCTTGGTTCGTTAATTCCTTTTGGATGTAGTTATCAACAACAGACTGTAACTGTGTGATTTCCTTCCTAGTTTCGCCTACTTCTGCACTGTGTTTCTGAAAAACTTCTTCAGCCTCTTGGTGCATTTTGACAAGATCTTTAATGCTCTTGCCACGATACTTCTCAGGAATATCATCATCTGGCTCTTGAGGTTCTGGCTGTATTTCTTCAGCCGCCTCAAATAAGTCAGCAGTTTCAACCTCTTCTGGCTCCACCACTTCGTCATTAACAAGTGTCGCTCTCGACATCATTTACATACCCCGCCTGTTTTGGGTTATGGGAAATCCCGCCCTTTAAGGTTATGGAGATAAAGCTAAGCGCTTTCACGTTTAGCGTCCCTTCCTCGTCGCCCAGCTTCCTCATGTTCTCGCACCCATTTTAAATGACGCCCAGGAAAATCACCTGAGTGCCCATCAAGTACGCACTTGGTTGCTGAAACAACCTTTGTAGCTACAGCACCACAACCGCACCTACTGGTTGTTGTGCCTTCTTCTACAAATTCCTCAAAAATATGCCCGTTACTGCAACGAAAGTCAAATACCTTAATCATTTGAGTCTGTCAACTCCTCAAAGCTGGCAAGTGTAGACCCTTCCAGATTAATTATATACGCCAAAACATTTATCTGGCCTTTACGAAAATACAGATCATCAGCGTCTTTTGTAGCTTCTACGCTGTTAATAGAATTAGCGTTGGTCTGAAGCTCTAAAATTAACTGCTTCCACCCATCTGACCTAAACATCTCAAAAAAACTAGCGTAATAATCCTCATCTTCTCTAGTCACGCTTTCTTTTTCCTTCTTCTGCCAGATGCAGTAACCGCATACTTAATAGCTTTTGGCCCTTTCTTTTTACGTTTTGCGGCTTCTTTTTCTGCCTTGGTCATTTTAGCGGCTACAGCTTTGGGTCTACAGGCTGGATAAGGACGTTTAGATCCCTTAGCTTTTTTACGACCGCACTTTTTTCCGGTCTTAATATCAACCCAATCCTCTTTAAACCACTTGGTTAAACCGCCTTTAGTTTTAGGCATATGTTCCACCACGTTTTTTGTATGTCTTAACTAACCACGCATTAGCGTAGGCGCTAGGATATACATCAAACTTACGTTTAGCCTCTGCTTTTACCCTTGAATACAGAGCTTTATTCTTCACATTAGAAGGTATTGTGCTTTTCTTTTTCTTTGCTTTCTTTTTTGCAGGCATTACTTTTTCACCTTCTTCTTTGCTTTTTTCTTTTTCTTTTTTGGTTTTGAACTATACGATTTCATTCCATAACCCATAACAGACTCCTATTTGCCTTTGTGAGTTTTTTGAACTGCAAAGTTAGCTGACTTAGTTGCTCCCTTGTGTGGTTTAAATCCACCGGCAGGGTCTTTCATCAACTTAAAATTATTACCACTTTTCATCCAGTGATAACCTTTTGGGGCTGGTACTTTCATACAATCACCACTTCTTACATGACCAATATCGCGCGCTTAGTTTATCTGGTGGACTAGTATCACACTTATGCCTTGCTCTAAATGACTTTCTTCTAGCAGGCTGATCCTTCTTGATTGTCATCTTGGCATCGCCAAATCTAATCAGTTTAGTTTTGTCGCCTTTTTTAGCAACAACAACAAACTTTTTGGTAGGATGGTTAGGAGTTCTTTTTGGCTTGTTGTAGCCACTAACTCCTGCCCTTGCTAGCTTTGGATCTTTCTTTTTTCTTTTCTTGGTTGTCATTGTTGTACACCTTGTAATGCCTGCGGATTTTGCCTTGCAAAGTTTGCAATTTGCTCAATGTTTGCTGGCGCTCCTCCTTGAGCATTTTCTCCAGATGTATTACCAGATCCTTTTTGCTGGGCATTTATAGCACGCTCTTTCAGCAATCGATCAGCTAAGTCTAGCCTTCTCTTAAACTCCTTGTCATCCTCATTGCCTTCTTTCATGTTTTTAGTTACAGCATTAATTACATCTATCTGCAACTCTTGCGGCATAAGTTCTGTTTCTACAGCCATTTTGTTTGCCCTGGCTTCTGACTCTGCCGCTTGACCATTTAATGCGGCAGTCTGGCTTTGTTGCAGTGCAATCTGAGATTGTTGTGCCGCCATAGCCATTTGTTGAGCTTCAGGATTAGGCTGACCAGCTTGTTGCATAGATGCAATCAGCTCTTCCCTGTTAGACAAATTCATATTGTCAATAATGCTTTGGATTAATACAGGATACATTGGGCTATCTTGTTGCATTGTTTGAAGCAACTGCACAAGCTGAGTTACTTCATATTCTCTAGCAATAATCCCAAGAGTACTTGTAGCTATAAACTTATAATCTGCCGCAGGATAATTATCAGGATCAAACTGCATATACCTGTGTGCGGCTTTAGTTACGAAAGGCAGAAGAAAAGACTGCTGAAAGTTAATAAGAGTACGCTTATGCCGCTTGATAATAGCGCCGAGAGACATACTGATACCAGCGGCTGTTGCTTCACCATTAACCTGACCTGCGATACCAGCAGAATCCACCGCCCCTGTAGCCTGTTGGACCATTTGTTGTAACGCGGCGGCTTGACCAAACGTAATCTGGTTGACTTGCCCAAAGTTGAACGGCTGTAGTACTTCACGCGGATCTCCATTAGTCAGAATCATTTTCCCTGGCCTAACTTCTGGCTTAGCCCCTCTAGGAAGCCGTGTAGCGTCCACAGCGAGCATTGGATGGATAGTTAGACTCAGGGCATCAATACGAGCCCGAAGCTCTGTATCAAGCGCCTTTTGGCTGTTATAGCCTTTCTCACAAACACCACGACCCCAAAATCGCCCTGGAACCACATCCCATGGGAATGCAACTACTGGGCGATCTTTCATCATATAAGGATTTGCTTCAACCTTTAGAAGTGTTCCGCTGTTAGCAATAACAACGATTGATTCTATGTACATAGACTTATCATCGTCATCAATAACAGCGCCTTCTTCTTCAAGATACTCTCTAGGAACTAATCCGTAGTATTTAGTTAGCCTTACTTTGTCATCGTTATATATTGCTAAATCTTGATCTGGCTCTAAATTAGTATTAGCGGCGGCATTTTCAATAGGAGCATCACGGTATACTCCTGACTCTTGAAGCAATTCAACGCTATGCCTGCTTACAAACTCATCTATTGCTACTCCATAGGCATCATCAATAGATGTTGCAACCGGATCAATTAAGAAATTTTGTGGAAGTATTGGCTTTAACTTAACAACAACCCTGTCTTTAATCATTACCCCATTGCTAAATAACTCATCCATATTCTGTATGGGTTTTCTAGCGGCAGATATTTCTTTTATTTCCTCAACGACAATTTCACCCATGCCTGTACCAAATACGGCAGAGTTTATTAAACACTCAGCAACAGCTTTGCGGACCTTGCAAGACTCAAAATCCTCGTCCAATTGCTGTCTTAACCTCATTATGTCAATTGGATCTTCATCACCTAGGTTATCTGCAACATCAAAAAATCTACCTCGTCCAAATGTAGCTTCTTCTATTTCCGCTACATTAGATTCAACGGCTTGCTGTAACGCTGGGGATATGATTCGAGATCTTTCAGAAGCTCTTTGAGAATCTGCAGGATCCCATTGACCACGCCATAGTCGATAGTATTCATCAAAATCTTCTTCGTAATTAGACTCATAGTAATCACGCCAGCTTTCACATTTGTGCATTACCCAAGACTCAAGAGTATTTTCAGCCATCAGGGGGTCTGGGATATAGTCATCTGCCATTTTAGTATCCTGCCACTACATCTAGGATTTCGTGGTCATCAATTTCGTATTCGTAGCTATAAGCTACCTGTGCCAACTGGTCTATATACGCTAAAGCGTCAACCAAGTCATCATGGGTAAGGGGATCTGGGAACTGAAACAACTGATCCAGAAACCTACTATTCCATTCTCCCTGGTTTAATAGGATGTGTCCGTTTTCAAACCTCCCTTGGAGCGCCCACATGACACGATCAGTTTTCTTTTTGTTGCCATGAGTTAATTCTTCTACCCTAAAAAACGTACCATACCGTTTCATCAGGTCACTCAATGGCGACATTACAGCCTGTTTCGCAATTCCTCTTTCAATCCCTACGCTAACAGGGCGGTAATCGCGTACAGCCTGAAATATCTTCATGGCAGTTTCATCTAATGTCCATCTGCCATAAATAATGTTTTCAACAAACCAGCCATCAGGACTTACCTTAGCTACAACAATAGCTGTTTCATCCAGCCTTTTGTTCTTGGTTCGCTTTTTACTTACATCTTCAAAGCCAGCAAGGTCAATGGATATGTAATAATCCCCATCTTCTGGGGAATCTCCAAACCTAACCCACTCTTCTTTAAACATCTCAGAGCCTCTAGCTTCAAATGAAGCCATAAACTCTTGGCGAAAAGCATACGATGACATTGATTTCTTAGCAACATCAATCTCTTTGGGGTCAATTATGGGATTATCGTAACTGGTAAAGTGCCATGCCTTATACGTTTCATCATTTCCTAACTCAGCATACTTGTATAGTTCGTAAAAATGATTACGACCCATGGGCGTACCAATAAATAACGCTTCACCTTTCTGGTCAGCTAGAGCAGGACGTAAAATTTGCTCCCATACCTCTGGCTTCATGTCTGCATATTCATCCATTACTAGATATTTAAGAGACACACCACGCATAGTTTCTGGTCTATCAGCACCTTTAAGGCTAATAGTTGCGCCATTTACCAGTTTAATCTGAAGATTATTGATATGTGAGCCAGCAATAACAGGATGACCCAGTTCCATAATGGTTTGCCAAAGAATATCCCTGGCTTGGCCCTGTGTTGGTGCAACATAAAACACATGACCCTTATCTGCCTGTAGCCCATTTATGATTAACAGCCATGCGGCTAGTCGAGATTTGCCTGTACGCCTGCCTGCGGCTACAACTTTAAACCTAGAGGCGTCTGCATATACCTCTTGTTGCCAAGGCAATAGCTCTACATCAAGGGCTGTCATTCTTTTTTGCCCAAAAATAGACCAAATGCACCAGTAAGTGCTCCTGTCATGACCGAAACTAGTGCGGCCTGCTCAGGATTGGGGTCAGGTAACGACATAAACCACTCAACTACACGATATGTCATTACCAGCATTGCCAACATTAGCAGTCTAGGTATAACACGCCACGCATTTAAGTTATCAGGAGTCACGAGTATGTCCAGACTACAGGCTGTGTACTACGAATATCTAGGTGTATAAAAGTTTTAGCTATACCAATACCCGTAAATCCCATATTAAAAGCAGTAGATAGTAAAGTATATCTATCTTTTCCATTTAAGATTTGTATATCAGCCGCTATGCCTTGTGAATGAGTCCCAGGTTTTTCTTTTTTTAATTCTAATGGGTGTGTTGGATCTCTATATCCAGAAGTAATTTTAAAAGGAAAGTTACATCTATCTCTGAGTTGGTCAAGAATGTTCAGAAAATCCTGATTCATCTCGTTATTGCCTGTCTCCTGACAGTCAAACTCTTCAATCTTGAAGTATCTCACCAGTATTCCCGTCAATAGTGCTGGTATTTATGGTTGGCGCAGATTTATCTTCTACTTCTGCTGTAGATACGCCTGTTATGTTTATCTGTATAGCGCTACGTCCACCGTTCTGTACAATTTGCTTTTCAAATCCAGCAATAGGTGCTACACGGTCCATAACTAACTTCCATGCCGCAGTCTGACCTTTGTGTTCGTCATCCAAAGCCGCCGCAAAAATAGTATCCAGAACCCTTTTAGATTTAGGTGAGGCCAGCATCCTACTGCGATAATCTTCCATAATCGCCGCATCACCCTTTGGCCTGCCTACTTTACCTCTTCCCCCAGGTTTTTTAGCCGCCAAGTCTTTTTTTGAGGGTCTACCCCCCTTATTTTTCTTGAGTTCCGACTTCCTCTTCTCGTAATGGCTCTGTTCTGCTGGCTCG